GGCTTTTATTCGCGACCGCACTTTTCATCACGCCCGTAAGCCGTTATGAGTAAACGCGGCCCGGCCCCGATGGCGATCGAAGAGAAAGAACGCCGCGGCACGATCGAAGTGACGCGGGAACGTCGCCGACAGGTGAAGACCGGATCGACGTCCGATGCGAGGACGAAGCCGACGGGGTCGCCGCGGGATTATGTGGGGATCGCGCGGCGGTACGTGGCGGATGTCCTGGCCGGGCGGATCGTCGCCGGGGTCTGGCTGCGCCGCAGCTGCGCGCGGCAACAGCGCGACGTGGCGCGGGGCAAGGCGGATCCGACCTGGCCGTACGTCTGGAGTGACGCGCAGGCCCGGCAAGCGTGCGCGTTCATCGAGCAGTGTCCGCACGTCGAAGGCACCTGGCCCACGCCGCTGATTCAGCTCGAGCCGTGGCAAGTCTTTCTCGTGACGACGCTGTTCGGCTGGCGCCAGAAGCGTGACCGCAGTTTGCGGCGCTTTACGACGTGCTACCTCGAGGTCGGACGGAAGGCCGCGAAGTCCACGCTCATGGCGACCATCGCGCTGTACCACATGCGGCACGAGATGGAGGCGGGCGCGTGGATTGTGTGCGGGGCGACGACCGGGCAGCAGGCGCGGATCGTGTTTCGGATCCTGCAGCGGATGGTGCGGCGCTCGCGGTGGCTGCAGGAGGTGCACGGGCTGCAGGTCTTCGCGAATGCCGTCATCGACGCGACGGGGACGATTCAACCCGTGAATGCGAAAGCCTCGACGCTCGACGGGCTGAACCCGAGCTGCATCATCCTCGACGAGTCGCACGCGCAGACGTTCGAACTGCACGACGTGCTCAAGAGCGCCCAGGGCGCCCGGCGCAATCCGCTGCTGCTCTGCCCGACGACGGCCGGCTACGACATGCTGTCGGTCGGGTATGCGCTGCGGACGCAGTTGACCAAGGTGCTCGAGGGCGTGTTCGACGCGGATCATCTCTGCGGGTTGATCTTCACGCTCGATGACGACGACGACTGGCGCGACCCGCGGGTGTGGCAGAAGGCCAACCCGATGATCGGGATCACGCCCAAGCGGGAGTGGGTGCAGCAGTACTGCCTGGACGCGCAGCAGGCGCCCGGGCTCGAGGGCGAGTTCCAGACCAAGATTTGCAATCGGTGGCTGCATAGCCATGCGAGCTGGTTGTCGATGGCGGCGTGGGACGCGTGTGCGGATCCGGCGCTGACGCTCGAGGCGTTCGCGGGCCGGCCCTGCTGGATCGGGGGCGACCTGGCGCAGGTCGACGACCTGGCGGCCGTGGCGCTCGTGTTTCGCGAGGGCGAGCAGTTGATCGGGTTCGTGCGGTGCTATCTGCCCGAGCAGGTCGTGCACGAACGCGCCCGCGCCGTACCCGAGTATCGGCTGTGGGCCGAGGCCGGCCTGCTGACGCTGACCGAAGGCACGATGATTGACTACGGGAAAATCGAAGCCGACGTCCGTGGCTGGTGCCAAACCTTCGATGTGCGCGACATCGTGTTCGACCAGTTCGGCTCGATGCAACTGGTGGGGAACCTGTTCAACGGCGGGCTGCCGGCGCGGCAGGAACCGAAGAACGCGCGCTCGTTCACGCCCCCGGCGCGCGAACTCGAGGCCCGCGTGAAGCATCGCCGGTTCAAACACGACGGGAACGCGTGCTTGAAGTGGCAAGCCAGCAACGTCGTCGTCAGCCGGCGGATCGACGATTCGATCTTGCCCAAGAAGGAATCGCCCGAGTCGGCGAACAAGATCGACGCGATCGACGCGCTGCTGCTGGCGATCAGCGCCGTGCTGCGGCAACCCGCGACCACCACGGCCCCCGCGCAATACCAGATCCTGGTGCTCGGGTGACGCCCAAGCGCCCGACCAGTGGCCGCCCGCCGATGTACGACACGCCGGCCTCGGCACGGGTGACGCTCGTTATGACGCCCGCGCAACGCCTCGATCTGAAGCGGGTCGCCACCGAAAGCGGCACGGGAATGTCGAACATCATTCGCGAGGCCGTCAACGAATTCGTGAGTGATTACGGGGAACGGCGCGTTTTCATTAGAAAGAAAACGTAGGCCCCGTCGCACAGTAGAACGCGACCCTGATGGATCGCGCCTGCGCCCTCCTGCACGTCAAGGCTCTCGATCCCGAGCGGCGGGTCTTTTCGGGCCTCGCCTCGACGCCGGAACTCGATCGGCAAGGGCACAGCGTCGACCCGGCTGGCGTGACGTTCCGCAATCCGCTGCCGCTGCTGCTCTTTCACGATCAAAAGCAACCCATCGGCACGGTGACCCTGCGCGCCACGGCCGAGGGGATCGCGTTTGAGGCCACGCTGCCCGCGATTACGACGCCCGGGCGCCTGAAAGACCGCGTCGATGAGGCGTGGCATTCGATCCAAGCGGGCCTGATTACCGGCGTCTCGATCGGGTACCGCGTGCTCGACGGCGCGGTGCAGGCGCTCAAGAGCGGCGGCCTGCGCCTCTTGAAAACGGAAATTTTCGAATTGTCCTTGGTGACGATTCCTGCCAATCAGCAGGCGTCGATCCTCCTGGTGAAGAGTCTGGCGGCGTCCCGCCCTCACGAGCCCGGCGTCGCGGGCGTGTCCCTGGACCGCGCGCAAAGAGGCGCGCCCGCCATGACCAAACAAACCATCGCCGAACAACTCAACACCTGGCACGCGACGCGTGAATCGAAAGCGGCGCGGATGGCCGAACTGATGCAGGATGCGGCCGACACGGGCACGACGCTCGACGGCAAGGAGTCCGAGGAGTACGACGCTCTGCAGCTCGCCCTCAAGGGCATCGACCAGCACGTCGAGCGGCTCAAGCAGCAGGACGCGCTGGCGATCGAGACCGCGATCCCGATCACGGACATCAAGGACATGAAGGCCGGCGGCGACGCCCGCGGCGGGATCGTCCGCGTCAAGTCCCTCGTCCCGCAGGGCACCGCGTTTGTGCGCTACGCGTGCGCGGCGCTGGCGTGTAAGGGCAATCTGCACGAGGCCGCGGCGTATGCGGCGGCGCGCTGGAACGATTCGACCCCCGAGGTCGCCCTCGCGCTGAAAGCGGCCATCGCGCCGGGGACGACGACCGATGCGACGTGGGCGGGCCCGCTGGTGAACCAGGGGATTGCGGCCGATTTCATCGAGCTGCTGCGCCCGGCCACGATCCTCGGCAAAATTCCCGGGTTGCGCCAAGTTCCTTTTAACACCAAGGTTCCGGCTCAGTCCGCTGGCGGAACTTATGGCTGGGTCGGGGAGGCCAAACCGAAGCCGGTCACCAAGCTGGCCCTGACCTCGGCCACGCTGGGCTATTCGAAGGTCGCGGGGATCATCGTGCTGACTGAGGAGCTCGTCCGTCTCTCGAGCCCGTCGGCCGAGGCCCTGGTGCGCGCCGACATGATTGCGGGGATTGCGCAGTTCCTGGACTCGCAGTTCATCGACCCGGCCGTCGCGGCGGTGGCCGGCGTCAACCCGGCGTCGATCACCAACGGCGCCCCGACGGCGGCCGCGACCACCAATCCGCTGGCCGACATCATGGGGCTGATCGCGCACTTCGCCACGAACAACATCGGCGTGGGCGGGGTGACGTTCATCATGAGCGCCGCCAATGCGCTGTCGCTGTCGTTCCGCACGAATCTCGATGGCTCGCCGCTGTTCCCGGGCATCGGCCTCGACGGCGGCACCTACCGCGGGCTGACGTTCGTGACGAGTCAGGCGGCGGGCGGGAACGTGATCGCGCTGCAACCGTCGCTGATCCTGTACGCGGACGACGGCGGCGTGACTATCGATGCGTCCCGCGAGGCCTCGCTGCAAATGGATTCGGCGCCGGCCAGTCCCGCCGATGCGACCACGGTGCTCGTCAACTTGTGGCAGCAGAACCTGGTCGGCCTCCGCGCCGAGCGGTACGCGAACTGGAACAAAGCGAATGCGAACGCGGTGAAGTACCTGACCGCGACCGCGTGGCCGGCTCCCTCTGGCACGACCACGACCACGCGCAGTCTCGAGGCCGACACCCCGCCGACGCCGCGCAAGTAACGCCATGGGCGTGCTGGCGACTATCCGTTCGGCGCTCGCGCGCACGATCGCGCCGGCCACTGCCGTCCCCGTTCGCGGGAGCGGCGGCTGGCGGCCCGCCGTGCACGAACCGTATACGGGCGCCTGGCAGAAGAACGACGAGACCACGACGGACACGGCCCTGTCGTACTGGGCCGTGTTCGCGTGCGTCACGCAGATCGCCAGCGACATCTCGAAGCTCCCGTTTCGCCTCGTCGAGGAAGACGCCGAGGGCATCTGGTCCGAGACCACCAATCCCGCGTACTCCCCGGTGCTGCGCAAGCCGAACCGCTACCAGACACCAGTCAAGTTCTTCGAACAGTGGATCGTCAGCAAGCTGCTGCACGGCAATACCTACGTGCTCAAGGTGCGTGATCAGCGCGGCATCGTCGTCGCGCTGCACGTGCTCGATCCGACGCGGGTGACACCACTCGTCGCGCCGGATGGCGCCGTGTACTACCGGCTGGACCGCGACGATCTCGCTGGGCTGACCGCGGCCGAGATCGCGCGGACGCCCGCGGTGCCGGCCAGCGAGATCATCCATGACGTGATGGTCCCGTTGTTTCATCCGTTGGTCGGCGTCACGCCGATTTACGCGTGCGGGATGGCGGTCTTGCAGGGCAGCAAGATCCTGGAGAACGCCGCCAACTTCTTCGCCAACGGCTCCCGGCCCGGCGGCATCCTCATTGCGCCCGGGGCGATCACCGAGGAGCAAGCGGCGCGGCTCAAGGACACGTTCACGCGCGAGTACAGCGGCCCCAATGCCGGCAAGCTGCTCGTGGTCTCGGATGGGCTGAAGTACGAGCCAGTGGCGATGAATGCGGTCGATGCGCAGCTCGTCGAACAACTGGGTTGGACGGCCGTCCCGATCTGCGGCTGTTTCCGCATGCCGGTGTTCATGATCGATTCGACCAAGACGCCGGCGTACGGCAATGTCGAACAGCTCACGATTCACTACCACAGCCAGTGCCTCCAGAGCCTGATCGTCAACATCGAGACCCTGGTGGATGAGGGCCTCGGCCTCGGGCCGGTGTTCGGGAACGCGTACGGCGTCGAGTGCGACACCGACGACTTGTTCTGGATGGACACCCAGACCCGGACGAAGGCCGCCAACGAGTCGATTGGGTCGGGCGCCATGGCGCCGAACGAGGCGCGCAAGCGGTACTTTGTCTTGCCGCCGGTGCCTGGGGGCGATTCTCCCTACATGCAGGAACAGAATCACTCGCTCGAGTCGCTGGCGCAGCGCGACGCGAACGAGCCATTCGCCAAGCCGGCGCCGGCCGCCGTGCCGCCAGAGTTTGCGGCGAAGGCGTGGGCGGCGGATCTGCGACAGGCGGTAATGGAGGGGCTCCTTGCTGCCTGACCCCGCCGTCGTCGCCGAGGTCGTCGTCGAGGCCGTCAAGGCCACGGTGGCGCCGCTGCTCGCGCGGCTGGCGGCCACGGAAACGGCCCTGGTGGCCCTCCAGGCGACGATCGCGCAGACGGCCAAGGCCGAGGCCGCGGCCGCGCTCGAACGCCGGGTGGAGGCGCTGCTGGCAGACGTCGGGACCGTTCGGGAAAAGGTCGCCGCCGTGGAAGTGAAGACTCTGCAGCCCGGGCCGCCGGGCGCCTCTGGGAAGGACGGCGTCGACGGGCTGGGGTTCGACGAGCTCGAGTGCGTCGACGACGGGACCGGCATGGTCCTGCGCCTCACGCGGGGCGACCAGGTCAAGAGCGTGGCGCTGGCGATTCCGTACGACCGCGGGCCGTTCCGACTCGAGGAGTCGTACGCCAAGGGCAACTGTGTCGTGCACAACGGGTACTGGATCGCGAAGGCGGCCACCAAGGGAATCCGACCCGGCGACGGGCCCGGGCCGTGGCGGTTGATCCAGAAGAGCGTGCGGTGATGGGCGTCTTGGTGACCCTGCAGGAAGCCAAGGATCACATGCGGCTCACGACGCCGGCCGGCGACGCGGGCGACGGGGACCTGCAGCTGAAGCTCGACGCGGCGGAAGCCGTCATCGTGGACTATCTCAAGGTCGCCGATCCGGCGGTGTTCACGGGAGACCAGATCGTCCGCGCGGCCGTGCTCCTGCAGTTCGGGGCGCTCTATCGGTGGCGGGGCGATGATCCTGAAACCCTCGCGGCGCGCGCGTCCGAGGGCTATCAGGGTGAGCAGGGCTACCTGTCGCCGGTGATTACCGCGCTGCTGCAACGCAAGCGCGATCCGACGCTGGTGTAAGCCGATGCCAGTCCTGATCCAGATGCCCGCCGGCCTCCGACCGCATCGGGTGACGCTCGACAACCCGGGCCCCCCGGTCGCCACGAGCGATGGCGGGTTCACCGAAAGCGTCGTGCCGCTGCAGCCGTCGGCGATGTTCGCCAACATCCTGCCGGTCCTCGAGCGGAATGTGGAACGTGCCACCGGCGGCGGCACCGTGATCGCGACGGCGACGCACCGCGTGACCATCCCGTTTCATCCGCAGGTCACGATCCAGACGCGGCTCCGTTTCAACGGGCGCAGCTTCAGCGTGGTCAGCGTGACGAATACCGAGGAGCGAAACGTGGAGCTCGTGCTGCTGTGTGTGGAGGTCGCGCCATGAGTCTCCGGTTTGAATTCAAGGGGCTCGAGGAGCTCAAGGCGGCGCTGCGGTCGTTACCCGAGGAGCTGTCCGGCGAGGCCGGCAAGATCATCGAGGCGGCCGGTAATCGCGCGGTGCTCGACCTGCGGCGCGCGTATCCGGTCGTCACCGGCCACCTGCGAGACGGCGTGGAGGTCACGCACACGCGCAGCCGGGCCGGCGCGCGCGCCGTGGTCCGCAGCCGCGCGCCGCATGCGTGGCTCTACGAGCACGGTGTGGCGGGCCGCAAGGTGGGCAAGGGGCTGAATCGGAGGCCGACCTTCGTCTTCATGAAGACGATGTCGCGGATCCGGAAGGAGATGTACGACGCGTTCCAGGCGTTACTGGAGCGTCATGGGTTGCGGGTGACGGGCCGTGCCGCCTGATTCCTCCGACATCGACAACGCTCTGGTTGCCAAGCTCAGTAGCGATCCGACGCTGCTCGGCCTGATGCCGAACGGCGTCTACTTCGGCCTGGCACCGGAGAAGTCGACGCAGTACGTGCTGGTGGCCCTGGCTGACTCGCACGATGAGCCGATGTTTGGCGGGCGGGCCTTCGAAGAATACGTCTATGCGGTGAAGGCCGTCGAAATGTCGACCGTCGCCACGCGGAACGTCAAGGCGGCCGGCGCGCGCATCGATGCGATTCTCGATCCACCGGCGCCGCCGCGGCTGGCCCTGACGATTCCCGGCTACGCCCTGAAGGTATCGCGGCGCCAGGAACGCATTCGCTACGAAGAAATCGACGAGCTCGATCGCTCGATACGCTGGAGTCATCGCGGCGCGCTCTACTCGATCTGGGTGTCGCCGCTCACGTCGTAACCCGGGTGCACAGGAGAAGACCACATGGCTGCTGAAGATCGCCTGCACGGATCGCACGGACAAGTGAAGATGGACCCCACGGGGGGCGCCACGGCGGTCGCCGTCGCCGGACTCAACAAGTGGGAATTGGATATGTCCAAGGACCACGTGCGCGTCACGGCGTTCGGCGACACCAACCATGTCTACGTGGACGGTCTCCCCGACATCAAGGGCAGCTACGGGGGATGGTTCGATCCCGTCGATGGCCTCGACGTGTTCGCGGTGATCTTCGGGACCGCGAAGCCCTACCTGGAGCTCTATCCGAATGACGCCGACACGCTGACGAAGTGGTCGGGCAAGGCGCTCATCGACGGCAAGATCACCGTCGACGCGAACGGCGGCGTCGCGGTCTCCGGGTCGTTCGTGGGGGCCGGGCCGTGGACGTTCCCGACCGGCTTGCCGCTGGCGGCTCGTGGCGCGCGGGAGCTCGAGCGCTAGGCCGTGATAGAGGGCGTCGTCGCCGCGGTCAAGTGGCAGTACTACACCGCGGCCGCGATCAACGGCTACCGCGTCGCGCGCACGAAAGACGGGCGCTGGTCC